CATTTCTTTAACTTTTTTAGGCATAGAATCTTTTGCTTCTTTGTCGCCTAATGAGTCTTGAACGTTTGCTTTTACTTTTACTTCTTTTTCAATGTCACCATATCCTGATGCTTTATGTTTTCCTTTTGCTTCTTTAGGCTCACCTAAACCAGGTGCTTCAGTTGTAAAACCAACACCTTTAACTCCAAACATTCCATCTTTAGTGTAGTGCAGACAATCTTTTCCTAAGTTTTTAACTACGATGTCTTTTAGTTCATCTCCAGTTTTACCTGCGTTTTTAGGATCGCCTAATTCTACTAAGTATCCTTTTAGTATTTCATTAAAGTTGATGTTGTCAGCGTTTTTTACGTTTTTATTATCGTACATGTTTTTATTAGCATCATCTACTTCTTTAGATTGTGCTTTTTCTTCAGCTTTAACTTCTTCAGCTAGAATTTTTTTCCAATCCCAGATGTTAAATCCATTAGTTACAACGCCACCAATAGCCTCACTAATAATATGTTTAGATTTTAAGGTATTTATAGTATTATCAAATGTTGAATATTGATTAAAATATTGAGGGAATAAGTTTCTTGCTTGTTTTAGAAAGTAAACTTTATCTCCTTTACCTCTTTTGATGGAATTATATTGTTCCTGTAGTGTATTTGCCATTTTTATTGTTTTATTTTTGTTTTTTATCTCTAAATAATGTTATTAAGTCGTCTAAATAATCTACTGCTAAATCTGTACCATATTTAACTTGAAAGTCAGGAGAAGTTTTATAGTATTCCATAGTTTCTTCTTTTGACTTTTTTAATAGTGGCAGTAAAGTGTTTAACTTATCTTCGATTTTATCGTAGTCACCTATTCTGTCACCTATAAATTTTTTCAATGCTGGTTCTTGTAAGTTTAATGAATCAACATATGATTGAGAAGTTTGTTCTTCTTCTAATTTCTTTTTCCATAAATCTTTATGATCAATGGCTTTAGATTGTTTGTGGATCTTTTCAGCGTCAACTGGTTTCCAACCTAACTTGTAATAGTAAATATTTTGAGCTCCTTTAGCTCCCTTTTTAGGATTAAAGGCATATGGGGTTGCATACTGAGCTCCTTCGCCTGGTGTAAAGTGACCTGCGTCAGCTCCTCCTCCAGTTGCACTCATTTCTTTTAAGCGTTTACGAACAAGTTCTTTAACTTCTTCTTCGTTTATAGATTGTAAAACTTTATATTGTTTTGGATAATTAGCTCTCAAGTGAGTTCTAAATTGATTCCAAACATATCCTAAACCATTGTTTATTTCTTTAAATTTAGGATCTTTTTTAATCTCATCAAACGTAATGAAGTTTTTATATTCTTTAACAAGATTTCTAAATGCTTTAAATATTAAAGCATAATTAGCTTTATATTCAACATTCCAAGTTACTTGACCTGTTTCAGGATCAACTTGAGATGGAGATGTTGTTATACCTGAAAGATCGTCTGGTTTATTTTCCATTGATTTGTTTTAATTCTTCAAGTAAATCATAGTATTGTAACAAGTTAACTATATGGTCGTTGTTGATTTTATCATTTTTTTCTAAACTAACTAAAACATTTTTTAACATTTCGTCTAATTTAATTTTAGTAACTGGGTTTTTAGTTGTCTTGTTTAGTATAGTAATGTTTTTCTTGATTTCTTGTATTTTAACATTGTAAAAATCCTTTAATTTTACAGGATTATCTACATTGTTGATAAATTCTTTAAGAATTAATTTTTTACTAACACTAAAGTCAGCGTACTTGTTGTTGAATTTATCAAGTAGTATTCTGTAAGTTAAAATGCGAGTATCGTTGTCATACTTAGAAAATTCTTCCATTATTGTGTCTGGTTTATTTTCTTTTTTAACTGAAAAAGTTAAATGTTCTAGTATAGCTAACTTGTTGGTAATTATTTGATCTGTTGACACTGATTTATTGTCGTGTGCTTCAATTAAAGTGTACAATGCAGCTTGTGCTTTATAGTTAGGTAATTTAGTTTTAAAAAATTCCTCTAAGTTGTAATGTTCTTTAATCTCTTTAATTAGATTGTACTTCTGTCTTTTGAGAGCAGACTTATTAAGTTGTTTAGAACTTTCTAAGACTGAGTTGATTACTATGTCTGCTTTACCTTCAGTTAGATTAGTGCGTTTTAGTAAACTTTCATATAGTTTATATTCACGACCTAGTTCTGTTTTGTTAAAATATTTTTTTAAAATATTAGTAGCTTTTGAATCTTTACCAGATAATGTATCTGCAGTAATTTGTCTGACTAAAAGTTCAAAAAGTATACCTGTATTTTTAAATTTTGAATGTTTTATTAACATCTAAGTTATGTTTTTATTATAAATATATAAGAAATTTTAGTCTCGCAATTGATTTTCATTTAAAAGATTTTCTTTTACTTTGTCAGATTGAAATACTAATTTTTTTTCTATCTCATTTAAAAACTGTTTATTTTTAAGATAAGTAGTTTCATTTAATGATTTATTGCTGCTATATCCTGGCTGATCGTCTACTTTCATGTCTTTTCTGCCCAATCTGTCTCTACCAAATACATTATCTTGAGTGTTAATGTTTGATGCCTTTTCTTTAGGGCGGCCTAATGTTGTGTCATCACCATATCCTGTTGGTACATTACCAGGGTCAGATGTCATTCTACTCTTACCATACAATGATGCTAAGTCGTGTGGTGTACCATATGATTTACCTGTTTCTAATGGGTCGTTTCCTTCTTCAGTTACTTGACCTAATCTAAATTTACGTTTAGCGTCTTGTAAAATGAGTTCTCTGTATTCATCAAATTGATCTTCACTGAAATGGAATACGTTGTGGTAAATCCAATCTGTAGGTAACAGTTGGGCTTCCATTATGTTTTTAGCTAAATCTACTTTTTCCTTCATTAACGCAATTCTTTCTTGATCGTAAATGATAGATGGAGTAGTTAATGAAATTTCAAAGTTTGTTAATGTTTCGCCTCTATATCCTTGAGTGTATAAGTGTACCAATGCAATTTTATACAATTCAGATAATATAATACGTTGAATTCTATCAATTGTACGAGCAAAACGAATGTCTTCAGCAGCTAAAGTTGCTTTACCTGACAAATCTTTATCATAACCCATAAAAGCTTTAGGCACTTTAAGTGCAGCAAATAATTTATCTCTTAAATACGCTACATCCTCAATACCATTGTATTCTAAACCTTTAGTTGTGTCAATTTTAGTTGCAGTATCATTGCCACGAACAGGAATGTAAAAATCTTCTAACATGTTTTGCATGTTGTATTTTAAATTGTACTCACCAGTTTGTGGATCTATATATGGTGTTTTTTTCATTGTACTAATTGTCTTCTTCATGAAGTTTTCTACTTCATTAGGAGGAATAGCACCAACGTTAATGTAAAATATACGTTTTTCTGGGGCACGAGATATTCTATGAATCAACATAGCATCTTCCATTAATGTGTACTGTTTAAACAACTTACGAGCTGGTTCAATGTATGAACGACCATAAGGTAAATAGTTAACATCTGTTAATAAACGAAAGTGAGCCATTTCATAGTTGTCAAAATATATTCCGTTTGCTTCATCTTTTTGTTGGTTTGGAACAGTGTACTGTCCTGTGCCCCCAACGTAACCATCTGGGCTGAATCTAAATCTTACTGATGCTGGGTTTTCTTTGTCGTAATTTTCTTGGCGCATAATATGATATGCTGTGTATGGTATAACATTGTACACTCCAAATTTCTCAGCTATTTCTAACTTTAAGAAAAAGTCACCATATTTACACATTTGTCTAACCCAAGACCACATGTTAAACTCAATGTTTAACACGTCATAAAACAAGTTATAAAGTATTTTTTGAACGTCTTCATCTGAACTACGAATTTGTAACACTTCACCCATTTCGTTTTTTAAAGAACATTCATCTGACACAATGTCTAAAGCAGAAGCTACAATAGCATCTGAGTCCATTACGTCATAGTCTGAGTACAGTTGAGCTCTTAAATATTGATAATTAACATTTAACTGTTGACCATAAAGTGACGTAGTATTAGATGAGTATATTCTACTGTATCTGTCTATTAATGAATTTGTTTCATATTTACCACTTTGTTGGATTGAATTAACATCCATTACTCGAAGTTGATTGCCTCCTTCATTTCTGATGATTACGTCAGTTGAGAATAATCGTTTTAATCTTGGAAATATACTTTTATCTGCCATTTTACTTATTTAATTAACCAACTTATGTCTTCGTTTTGACCGTTACTTATTTTCATTGAGTATGGATTGTCCATTCCTGATGAAAAATAAGCTCCTTGATATTGAGAAGGTCTTGATATGTTTCCAATTGTTGCTCTTGTCATTTCAATTCCTTGTTGTTTATTTTTTAAAGCTGTGTCTCTCACATACATTGCTGTGTTGAAAGGCATTACTAAGTCATCATTGTATCCTGTTTGTGCTTCTGCTCTACCATTTTTCCAAACGAATGTTTTCATTTCTTCAATCAATCGTTTTGATCTAATGATGACACTATGATCTCCTAAATACTCTCTTCCTTTGTTGATTACTAATGGTCGTGATTTTAACGACATAGTAAAACCAGGTACCATTTTCGATGTGTCTTCATATCTACTATACGAATCAGAAGTTGGGGAGTCACTTTTAGATGAATAGTAAAGATTTCTATAGTTTCTTTCTAATATAGCGTCTAATGTAGACCAACCAATGTTAGCATTTTCAACTACTAACAGTGCTTCGTTGTATTCTGTAGCAATTCCAACTAACATATATCCAAATTCTTTTGGAGACAGTTGGCTTTTAAATTCTGCCACTTGAGCATTTGTTTCTAAGTCAAATACATGAAATGCTGAATAGTCTTTACCATCACCCCTAGCAACGTCAGCTACTACCATGTAATTTCTTGAATAGTCAGGTGCTTCCCACACCCATAAATTTTTGTCTACTCCTCGTCTTTCCATTGGTTCAACAACATTAGCAGTCATCATATATTCAAGATGTTCTGGATAGTAAACTACCTCACCTGATGTTGTAAAATCGCAGTCACATTCTTGTGCTGCTAATCTTGGATCTTGTAATTCTACATCTTGTTTGTCTCTCCATGCTTGATCTCGTTCTGGATGTAAACTCCAAGGTAACTTAATTGGTAAAAAGTTATTTTCACCTGCTTCTGCTCTTACCCATGTTTTATGAAACCAATTTCCTGTGCCAAATGGAGTTGACAATACTATTGCTCCACCTCCAGTAGCTAAGGTTTGTTGAGCAGATGCCCAAATTTGTTCAATACCCTCAATAAATGCTGCCTCATCTATAATTAACAAGGATACAGCTTCAGATCTACCAGCGTCACTTGCTGCTGAAGTTGCTTTGATTTGTGAACCATTACTTAATCGTAAAGTTAACTTATTGTTTTCTTCTGCTCCTACTTTAAGCCATGATGGTAAATTATCATACATAAACTTGGTTTTAGTAACCATATTTTTGGCTGTTTCTTGTTTAGTAGCTATACAGAGAATGTTTTTATCTTTATGAAACGTCATTAACCATAAAGAATATCCAGCTGCTAATGTAGATATACCTAATTGTCTTGACTTTAAAATAAGCGAATATGGATTATCTTTCCATAAGTTTAATACTTTAGCTTGAAATGGGTATAGGTTGAATATAACTCGTCCACGTTGTGGGTGTTGTATGTTACAGTATTTACGCATAAAGTGTGCAGGATCCTTTGCACACTTAATGTATTCTGCTCTTATTATTTCTTTTAAATCTGACATTTATTTTTTACCTATTTTCCAATAGGTTCTTAAACTTAATTGTGGTTTAAAACTTCCATTTATGCCTACTCCCAATCCATAAACGCTTTTCTTTTTAGTTCTTAACAATAATTCCGGACCAAAAAATCCAATGCCTGTTTGACCACCAATTAAACCCAAACCAATGTAAAATTCATTTTTACTTTGAATTACTACATCAGTTATATGAACTATGGGAAAAATCATTTTATATTTTATGTCTCTTAATGTAATTTTATTTTGAGTTATAGAATCATTTATGTATACTTTTAAAGTGTCTGTTACTAATGAGTCTTTATAAAAATAAGTAGAGTAATAGTCTCCTATAACATATGCTGTGTCTATAATAATAGTTGTATCATGAACATACTCTGTTTTAATATGCCATTTAGGAATATATGTTGGTATTTCTTTATTAATGTAAACATATGATGTGTCTACAATTCTTATAGTATCGTTTGATGATATTACTTTACCTCCACCACAAGCTTTTTGCAATAAGATTACAACAATTAATACAGTTATAATTAAAAAGTAAATTTTATTTTTATTTTCAGACCAATTATTCATAATTACTTAATTACATCTACTACTATGTCTTTTAAACTAACACCTTTATTTTTAAATAATTTTTTAACATCTTCTCTACTGATTAATTGTTTTAAAACCTTTATATCATCAGATGCCATACGTTTAGCTTTAGACAACTTAGTTATTTTAGCTATTTTAGCTTCGATACCTTTTCTAATTTTGGTATATTTTTCTTCTTCTTCTGGTGACAAAGTTTTAGCATAACTTTTATCTATTATTTTTTCTGCAGCTTTAATGTCTGCTATTTTAGGCTCTTCTTCAGGAGCGTCAAATTCTGTGTCTGCTTTATAGAATGTATCTTCTTTTTCGTCTCCTACTTCTTCTTCATCACCCGCTACTGCTATTACATCGTCAGCTTCTGGAGCTTCTTCTTCAGGTGCTTCTTCTCCTTTAACTCTAGTTGTAGCTATTGCTCCAACCATTTTAAGTTCTTGAATTGCTGGGTTGATGTTTGCTGAGTCTTTTTTACCTAATTTTTCTGCTAAGTCTTTTTGTGATATACCTTCTTCTCCTGCCTCTGATATGAAGTTCAATAAATTAGCAATCCATCCTCCCTCATATAAATCTTTAGCCGCTGTAAATTTTTCTTGACTACCTACTTTAAGTGTATTGGCTTTACGAGCCATTTCTTCTAAATCATCTTCTTTAATTTGACCCTTTTTAACATATTTAACTGTAGAACCTGATGCTGATGCTTTTTGGGCCTGCATTTTTTGATCTGAAGTAGCTGTGTCAGATGTACCTGATGAAGTTGGGATGTCTAATTCTGCTTCTTTTAATTCATTTACAATTTCCTCACGGACAAAGTTATATAATTCGTTACGTTTCATGTTAGAGTTTTTGTTATAAATATTACAAACTTAAATAAGATTTGATTTGTTTCAATCTGTCTTCGGTGGAACCAGATATGATTCCAAAGTTTTTAATTTTGTCTAAATGGCAAGAACATAAATGTTTAATGGTTTGATCAATTTGACTTCTATAAACAGCATCTGTAGTACGTACATTATTGTCTTCTATACTGACCCCAGCAGGACTAACATAAAATATCCAATCATACTCTTCAATAAAACGTGATGCATAATATTCAAAGGATAATTTATTTGGAGATTCAATTGAACTAGCATTAAGTGTAAAAGATATTACATCTATAATAGTACGATCAGTAATAATATTTTCTACAATTAATTCACTGCATCTTTCCGCTAAAAATATTGTTTGTCCTTTTAAAGTACTATCTGTATTTAATGGAATTCCTAAGTCACGTAAGTATTTACTACGTTCTGTAGAAAAAGTATAATTTTTAAATTCTGGTAATTTTGATAGTTCATTTACTAATGTGGTTTTTCCACATGACATAGTTCCTGTTAATCCTATACGCATGATTATTTATTTTAATGTCTTGCTTTTGATGCTCCTGATTTGTACCACGGTAATCCTACACCATCTTTTTTACGTTTTTTGTAGTCATCTTTAGAGAATACAAATCCATTTATGTAATATTCTTCTTTTCCATCTGGGTGGATTATTGCTGGTCCTTCAGAATTGTGTAATTTACCATCTCTGATATAACGAATTGTACCATCAGGTGATTTAAGACATTTAGTTGTATTTTCCATAACTTTTATTTTTGTTTGATTAAATATATGTTAAATAATCTTGTAAGCCAAGGAAATCTATGCTTCTTCTATGTAAAGCATGAAGTCTTTTATAACTTCTCGTTTTTCAGGAGTTGTGTTTATTAGAGCTTCTTTTAACACTGATGACATGTCTTTTTTAGACTCAACAATTAAACTTTTAAGTGTTTCTAAAATAGACTCAGCTAAAATATATGTTTTTTCATCACCATAGTCCTCAACATCGTTAAGGTACAATTCGATGTACTCGTTTAATTTATCTTGTGATACATTCATGGATTAAATTTTTTAAGCGTTTAAATATTTCAGTAATTTTACCTATTTGACTGTTTAACCACTGTAGTCGTTCTCCCATTCTCTTAC